TTGCTGTCCCACTAGTTTTCTTTTTTGATTCAGCCATTACGACCCCTTCTTCCATTTCTTAGAAGGAGATTTAGTTTTACTTGGCGACCATTTGACTTTGTCAGCCCAATAAGCCGCTGAGAGTTTACCTTTGGATATATTCTTAGCATGACGAGACTTAAATGCTTTACGCTGCCCCACCGTTTGATTGGTTTTCACGCCTTGCTGCCCAAATCGAATTGTTTTCACCGTATCACCTTGTTTAGCTACAACAATATGTGACTTTTTTGGGTGTCCAGGTGTTCGCTTCGGTTTGTTATACCCACTGACCCCCGCCCGTGAAAGGCGAGGGTCTTTTTTGGTTGGCTTCTTGGCTGCCATATTAGGCCTCTAGATAATGTCGCCTCGTAGGCGTTTTAAGGTTGCTTCCGGCAATGCATCGAACTCCTCTTCTGTCATCTCCATAACATTAATTGCTTTTTCTCCGTGGTTTGCTGCGCTTTCTCCCGGTAATTCGGGCGGTTGTGCTTGGGCAGCTTTCAGCTTTTTACTAACTTCTTTACGTTTTTTAGCAACCTCATCAACCGGCTGACCTATAGAAGGTTTTGCTGGTTCTTCTGCGACGTCTAACCCGTTATCACGTACAACGAATTTCGCAGCTTTACTTAACGCATCAACAACGTCATACCCGTTTGAGATAAACGCATTTCGAAGCTCAACAACTTCATTGGTTAACTCTTCGTTGTAGCTTTCTGAGTTTGCGTCAAATACTGGGTAGGCCTCTTGCATAGCCATTGCCGCTTTATGCAACGCACTCATTTCACGGTCTTGTTTGACCGTTTGTGTCACTTCTTCGCGCAATTCAAATTCAATCTGCGCTTTTTCTGCATTTCTGATCTCTCTACGAAGTGCGACTGCTTTTTGAGTCTCGCCATCCAAAACTAAATTTTGATATTCAACTTCTTTTTCATCAAAATCATACGCTTCAGGTGCTGCGGCCTTTTCTTCTGCCGCTTTTTGGGTATTCATATCGTCTAACTGTTTTTGAAGCGCTTTTTGTTTTGCTAACACTTCATCTAAGCGTGACTTGGGCACCATTGGTTTCGACTGAGTTTTAGTTTCCTCGTCGACTTCTGCCGCCAAAGGTAGTGGCTCTTCCTCTTCCCCATCTGCATCATCTTCGGGCTCTTCAGATGCCGTTTCTTCGACTTCTGCAACTACTTCTTCAGCTTCTTCGACTTCTGCGACTACTTCTTCAGCTTCTTCGACCTCTTCAGCGGGCTCTTCAACCTCTGCAACAGGTTCGTCGGTGAAGCTTAAGTCTAAATCTACGTCTACATCTTCGTCGTCATGTGCTTCCGCGCCTGGCATGATGTCGTAGGTAAGCTCTTCAGTTTTATTTTCGTCTTTATCACTCATAGTTAAGTCCTATTATTGTTCCTGTGGTGTCGGGGGTGTTGGTGGCTTTGGTGGTGCTTGGTTTAGGCTGCTATTTTTAGCCTGCTGCATTGCTGTTGTAGCAATTTTGGTAGCCGCACTTGTCTCGGCTTGTGATTGTCGAATCTGATTCGTCTCGCCTGACAAATCTCTTCGTAGTTGTAGCTGATCCTGCGCCATTTTGATCTTAGACTGCATCTCAGCAAGATTAAGGTTAGAGCCAACTTCGAGTTGTTCCGCTTTAGTCTCGTTAAGCTCTGCTTCAGACTGTAGCTTCGCAACTTCGGCCTGCATTTTGGCAAGCTCAAGTTGAACCTGCTGCATCTGAATCTGCTGCTGTGCTTGCATAGCTTCTGCTTGCTCAGGTGTTGGTGGCTCTTGGCCTGTGAGTGTTCGAATACGTTTAGCAAGCTCACCTTTACGTGCTAAGTGGCTGTACTCAACAATAGCGTCGTCAGGCACTGCTACGCCTGCGTTACGTAAGCTAAGGGCTTCAGCAAACTGGACCTCATCAAACGAATCACGGGCAGGTGCGGTTGACACAATGACGTCGTACTCGCCTAGTGTTAGGTTGTTGATAACCTCACCTTCTGGTGTCATCTGATTAATCACCATTTCTTCGCGAGGTTTAAGCGGGTCTGCTTCATTAGTAATCTGAATTACACGCTCTTCTGAATAATAGACTTGTACGATGTCTAAAATCTTTTCTGCGAGGTACTGTCGCGCTTTTCTTAAGTTATCAAGTGGCACCTGGATCATGATCGCGCCACGGTTTTGTTTCGCTTGTATAGCGACCCCCGATACCTCTGCGCTATCCGAACCTAACATCGAGTCGTTAATGCCTGATATGGCTTTTATGTTCGCTTGCGCCTTTTGAGCTATGCGATCTAGACCTGTAGGAATCTGGTTAGGAGATATCTTCGTTGGGGGCGCTGTACCACGCGCATACTCCAGCACTAAGCCAGTCTCTGCACCGTGTTCTTCTAAGTCGTCTGCGGTCATACCAACAAGTGAGCCGGACTCTACCATCCAGCCGCTGTTAGCTGTGGTGTTAACGATATGCAACTCTTGTGACGCAATTTTATTTAACTGTTCTTGTGGAGAAAGTAAGTTACGCACGACACCGAACGGACGGCCACGTCGGAAGTAACAGAAGAACGGCACAATCGTAAACTCTTTGTAGGGTGACCAATCATCATGTAATACAACACGATCACAAGTAACCGTCCAACGCACTTTCTTTTTAACTTTAGGATACAGCTCTAGGCCGTACTGCTTGGCGAATTTTTTTACCTTAGTATCTGACCAAGATTCGGGTGCTTCTCGCTGGTCGCCCGTCTGAGGATCTACTAGACACGTTACTTTACTGAGCTTCTTGTACTGACGCTCAATAATACGAAGTGCGCGTACGTTTCGGTAGTCATCTTCTTGCGGAGTCTCTGAACCAAAGAAAGCGTCAGTATCGTTGTCTCCAAACCGCTGCTCTTCATACTCAACTGAATCAGGGCCGAATGACATGCCGTTCTCTGCAATAAATCTAAGCGCTTCTGCCTTTTCTTCGCCGTAGTTTTCTTCAATCTCGTCTAGTGTCATCCATTTAGTTTCAAAAACCTCGTTCCATGTCTTTGGATCAGCATCTTTAGCATCAGGATCGATTAATATGTCTAGCGGATCTTTAGCCGTGATACGTACTTCGCCTTCGAGGTGGTCGCTGAAGTCTATACGAACGTCAAAATAGCCACGACCATCCATTATTAAGCCGTCGCTAAACACCTGCTGCTCAACCCAGTCGAGTTTGTTGTTGTCAGCGATCTGCATGTAGAGTTTTGTGAGTGTATGTGCGACATCTTCTGAACCTTTACGGCGTGGTTTGAACTGCACGTCTGCACGGCGGCTCGACTGCTCGCCAAGAATCGTATTTACCGTCGGTAAAATAGTATTTACTGTTAACGCGGGTCGTCCTTCCGCGTCTAACGCGGCCATATCGAACTCATCCCACTGGTCACCTTGATAATACGCGTCGCATCGCTTCGCCATATCAATATATTCTAGGTGCCCGTGATCTCGAGCGCGTTCATAACGGCTCCACTGAGTGTTTGTAATGATTTCTTCTTGTTCCGGAGAAATTCGCTTCTGTTTTTTAGCCATTGTTATGCGCTCATTGCGGATTTAGATCGTTTAGGAGCCAAAAGACCGGGTAACTTGTCGCGCCAACTCGGCACGTGCTCCACCGTCTCATGGAATGTTGCGAATTCCGTCATCATCAGACCCAACCATGCCAAAGCATCAACTTGGTCGTCATGCACTCCATTTGGAAACCTAAGTAATTCAGCAACAAGCGGGCCTGTAAAAATCTCATCCCGAGGGAGGAACACCATCCCCTGCTGCATACGACCCTGGATAGCTCGGGCTCGAGCTTCTTTATCGCGTCGGCCTGTTTTCAGGTCTTTAAAGTACGCCTCATAGAGCCCTCGTTCGCGTACCCTTTTCTCGAGGAACGGTCCGAGTGCCATTTCTATGTGGCCTTTTTCGATACCTATGATGCTCGGTTTCCACAGCTCATAGAGATCTAAAATTTGTTCTACTAATTCGAAACCATCGAAGCGACCTCTAACGACATCGCACACGAACAGTTGGTCCCATTCGTCGACACCAATGACCATTCCAACGGTGTAATCGTTTCGATCGTTTTTACCGATCGCCAAATCCCACGCTGCGTAAAACTTCATACGGTCTGTATCAACATCTTCGGGGTCGAAGTACTGAATCATGTCGCGTGTAAAGTAATCGCCGTCATCGGCAACTGGGTTCTGCTGGTACAACGCGGACCAATCTCGTGGTCCGACTGCGCGTTCTATACGTTTTAGCGCTTCTAAGTCATAACGCTCTGGATGTAGCGCGTCGCCTACCTTTCTGAACTGCTCGTCGGCTTCTGCTACAGCTGGATAACGAACTACTTCCCAATCGTCGCCGCCTTCTTCACCCTGCTTTAATAATCGACCAGCAAGGTCGTCATCATGCCAACGAGTGAGAATAACAAGCACACCGCCGCCAGGAGCGAGACGTGTGTAAGCAGTTGATGTATACCAATCCCAGTTACTGTCTCTGTTGTTCTGACTTTCCGCATCTTCTCTGTTTTTTACTGGGTCATCGATTAGTAATATGTGGGCACCTTTACCTGTGATACCGCCGCCGACACCCGCTGCTACATAACCGCCGCCGTCTGTTGTTAACCATGCTTCTGCCGACTGTGATGTCGGGTCTAGACGTGACTTAAATGCCGCTTTATAGCCATCTTCACGTAGCAGTCCACGCACTTTACGACTAAACGCCATTGCGAGAGAGCCAGAATACGAACAACTAATAAATTCGTGGTTAGGGTTTCTTCCTAGATGCCACGCGGGAAACGAAACACTGGCTAACGTACTTTTTCCGTGTCTGGGTGGCATGAACAGCATTAATCTTGGTGATTTCTTCTCCGCAACGTCTCGCGAAAACTGTTCCAAGCGTTGGCAAATATCTTTATGTACCCACCCTGCGTGGTAGTCGGGGTTGAATCGCTCGACGAATGGGAGCAGTCGCTTTCTTGTGAGGAATCGCAGTGCGAGTTCCGCTTTTGCTTTAGCCTCAACTGATGTCTCAACTGTTGGTTCGTCAACGTGTTCAGGGCTCGCCGCCGCGGGGCCTTGTTCATGTATATCTGCCTTGCAATAAACACAGAGTCGGTCTTCTCCTGAAAATAAGGATTCGACATGAATATTTTTACAACGAACGCACTCAATCTTTTTAACTTCAGTCATAAGTTAATCGTCTTCCTCACGTGGGAGGTAGACTTCAACATACGCATCACATTCAGGACACGACAAGTTGCTTACTATTGAGAAGTGGTCGCTGTCATCAAGGTCGTGGTCACCGCCCCAGATGAGCTCAGTCTTACAGTGCCAACACTCCATGTTAGTCTTCCTTGTGTTCGATAAGATCGCTTTTTGGCTCAAGATAATCCAGGTCTTTACCCGCTATCTTAAGGAGTTCTTCGTCAGTCATTCTTTCGAGCTGTTTGGTACCGTTGATATTGATATTCACCTGCGTTGCGTTATCAGGTGCAGCCAACCCGTGTAGCTTTACTAACGAGTCGGTCGTGTTTTTCATTTCGGTGGCGTTTGCAGATGAGGTGTACGCTTCCATGTACATCATGTGAGCGTTTTGCTGCGTGTATTTAACTGTCTCGCGCATTTCATCGCGGTACCATTGCAGCGCTTGTTGGACAGCTGGGACATTATGCGCCTGATATGCAGTAGCCGAAGACGCGTACCCCGCACCGCGGCCCGCGGCTGCGATAGACATTCCACTGCTGATAAGCGATACCAGCTTTTCTTGCTGCATGGTTAGCTGCCCTTTTTCGAGGCCCATGTACGGAATGTTCGCCTGGAACTCCGTATGTTCGCTTATGCCAAACTCAGTGGATGGTGGCGTTTTTTGGTCTTGCTTCGTCGTCAAAGTAGTCTTGTGCGTCATAGCGTGTGTGTACAAATAACGGTGATCGCGGATCGATGCTCGCGGCCAGTGCTTCGATATGTGTAACTGCGTCTACTTGGTCGAACCCCGCCTGGATTAGTAAGTGGACAGACTTTCCGAAGTCGTAAACAAGTACTTCTTCGTCGTCAACATGGTTGATTCCAATGATTGCGTCATCAAGACCTTCAATCAGTGTGTAAACATATCTTCCCATTTCAATATATTAGCTCTACTAATACTTAATCGCAAGAGAAATTGTTAATAGTTTTTACCCACCAATAGAACATATCTTCGGTTAATGAGTGCTTCATGATGTTTATGCGGAAACATACTAGCTGTATGTTTTCGGGGGTGTATCCAACTGCGGGGTTAATTCGATCTATTGAGGCGTTATGCTCTTTATAACCAGAGCCATCACGATGGTGAGTAAGGAACAAGCCTGTTAACGCACACTTACCGTCCTGCTTTTCCCACAGTTTGACTATATCTTCTGCAACAAGCCTGAATTCCAGGTCGGCTACTTTTTTTCTACGAGATTTATGCCCGCATTTACAGTTGGTGAACAATAAACGGCAGAACGCTACATACGAAGCAGATGCTTTGCGTAGTTGTGCGGAGTTTTTACAGGGGATGCATTGGTTACGGTCTTTGTTAAATTCCTTTACGTCTTTTTCGACGCCGCAAAGCTTACACCTATTCGTACTTTTTGCTTCCATAAAATAATAGTAACAGAAAAAATATAAAAAAAAATTTTGAAAATGTTTTCTGGATCACTGAGCCACTATCTCCCCCCTGCCCCTCACGCGCACCCCGTACCCCGGATCCGGATTCATGAACCTTGTTTCCGTTTTTACCCTAGGAACCTTGTCCAGAAACCAGCTAGCCCGCTCTGCGGTCGTCGCGTCGGATCAATTGGTGTAACTAATTAATCAATCAATCAATCATTAGGAGATACATCATGAACATTCAAATCACTGAAGTAGCAACTGGTAAGCAATTGCACAATGACACTCACATTGCCGTCTACGCAACGGCTGCCAACGGCGCGGTCTTTCGCCACAACGAGTTGTGCGACACTCGAGACCATGGCGATATGCTCGCCACTGCGGACGAAGTCATGTATCTGGCAATGGAAGATGGCATCGAGATGGATGAGTGGACTCTCGTCCGAGGTTCGCTGCCCGCGAACCTCAGCCAAGAGCAGACCGAGATCGAAGAGATCAGGGTTGGCAAGGCTATCTCTAACAGTCGTAATGCATATGTCTACGCCAAAGGTACCGATGGAGCGGTGTGGCGTTACACCAAGCGCCTATGTGTAGACGCATATTACCCATGTGCGAGTGTAGCCGAGCGCTTCATGAATTGGGAAATGGGTCGTGGTTATATTGACCAACAAAACTGGACAAAGGTTCGCGCACCGCGTACCGCGGCTCGCGGTCAACGTGTGGGGGTGGCAGCATGAGTCGCCGTAAGCCAATGGCTGTTCGTCATTCAGATACCTTGGGTCGTCTACTACGATACGCG